GGTGATCAGTTTACCACCGTAGGAGCTGGCAACGGTGACGGTACTGTTTATACATTAACTACCGCTGGTCAGCGATCATATGTTGTCGAAACCGTTAGTACTTCTGGATTGCCCGATGGAGTTGCTAAACTACAATTGAGCACTGTGGCAGCTAATGCTGGTCTTGTTGTGTATGTTAAACCAGGAAAGCCAGTTGTTATTAGAAGCAACGAAGAATTTGTTCTAGGTGATAAAGAGGAAGTTGTAGCAGTACGTCCTTCCACTGCATTGATCTTTGATGAAAACAAAGGTACAGCAATCCGACTATTGAGCTTTAACCAATACGACGAACCAGATGCTGGGCCAGACGATCAAATTATTACAACTCGAGATGGTTATCAATATGTTAAACTAACCATTCTAAAAGATACCGAAGCGTTTGATTTGCCAACCGGGTTTGGCGAAGTTGGTGATGATAGAGTTATCGTACAAGCGTTGAACTTTAGAGATTCTAAACGTGTGGTTTTCCCAACTACCGGCGCTACTATCTATGACGGATCAACCACAGGCACTGGCGGAATGATATTTGGTTATCAAGATTCCATGTACGAAATAACTGATTACCAAGTTAACAATTTAGATCCTAATAATATATTTGGTGTTATTAGTTTTAAAAACATCACTAACCCGTTAGCTGAAGCTAGAACTTATACAATATCAGTTACAGGATCATTACCTGCTCAAGTTGCTACTACCACAGATCATAATTTATCTGATAGTAGACGAGTAAAAATTAACGGTTCTAACTTTTATGTTAAAAACGTAATTAGTAATGTAACACACGGACCACTTAGCGGTACAAACATATTCCCAGCAACAGGAGGCGGTGCTAGTGCTACTTTTACCATCACCAGAACCAACGATATCAGCTACGCTGGAATAGCAATCAACACCGCTGGTACTGGTTACGATATTGGCGATACAATTAAAATTTTAGGTACCAGCCTAGGCGGAACAAGTCCTGAAAACGATGTTCTCATAACTGTTAACGACATAGGCGGAAGCGGAGATATTACCGAAGCAATTATATCTAGAGGCATTGCTAAACAAGTCAGAATGGAGTTACAACTGTACTCAGACGAGGAGTTAACGATTCCTGTCAACTCAAGTGCGTTAGGAGTTGACACTTCTATGGATGTACTAGGCGGATTAACATATTCACCACTAGAAGCAAACGGCACCAATGTATCATTTGATGCTGGTATTAGAGCAGGAGCAACAGGCACTGTTACTGTTAACATTTCTACAATGCGAGCAACAGGACATGACTTCTTAGACATTGGTACTGGTTCATATGCCGATACTAACTACCCGAGTAACATTTTTGGAGAGCCGGCTAACGAACCCGATGTTGAAGCACAAGTAGTTGAAGTAACAACAGGTCGTGTGTTCTATGTAAGTACTGATCAAAACGGTAACTTCAAAGTTGGTGACTTCTTTGCTGTTGACCAAGGCACTGGTAAACTTACACTCGATGCTAAGATTGACTTGAAAGGTATTGACTCTCTCAAGTTACGTTCTGGTAATGAGATTTTTGAATTTACCAACGACATCACTATGGGCGGTGAAGGTGCTGCTGACCCTCAAGCTGTTCCAACAGAATATGCTATTAGAAGTTATATTGACAAACGACTAGGTCTTAACCACTTTGGTGTGAGAGTGACTGACGGTCTAAGAGGTCCAGGTTTCCTAGCACTTGACGGCTCGTTGGCTGTTAAAGGTACCATAGAAATGGACGGTAATACTTTACGTAATCTGCCTGCTCCAAGAAAAGGTGCCGTCGGGGATACTGAAGCGGTACCTAAGTTCTATATGAGATTAGGTAACCTAGAAGATAGTCCGGAATACTGGAGACCAGCAGAAGGGTTGCCAACCTATGCAATTCAAAGAGCTGATATTTTAGCATTTACCGGCGACGGTACAACATTTAGTCATGCCACGATGACAGGTGCGTTGACATTTACTTTAAACAATACAACACCTAACGATCCGTTTATTGTATCAACAATCAACGATAACGTTATTGTCAATGACGATGTTAACTACGATGCTGCTATTTTACAACACAAACTGAGATTAAATTATATCCGCGATACTGCTGCTGATGGATTTGTTATCACAGCGTATACCACTGTTGGAGCGCCATCTGGCCATACTAGATTTACTGCCAACGGTCACGGCATTGCTGAGAATGACAGCATCGAAATTGCTGGCGAAACTACAGGAACACTCACTGGTATTAACAAACGTTGGAAAGCTGTTAATATTACTACAAATACCTTCGATGTGCCTATCACAGGTCTTACAGGTGTTCTAAGTGGCAATGCCAAAGTAAGAGAACCTGGAATACTTAGCGGTGCTAAGACTTCTGAATTCCAAGTATCAGCTAACGGTTTCCTACATTTAAGAGCATCAAGTAGTGTATCGACGGGTGTTACATTTGATAAACTTGCGTATATTGATCCTGCGGTATATGATGCTACAGACGAAACATCGTATGCTGGCGGTGGCACTAAACTACTAGGTAGACGTGCTTTACCAACATCAGGTAGTGTAATAGGACAACCGGTGCCTATTGATGCTAGAACTATTATAAGAGACGGTTTTGGTATATCTAAGTTTGATGTGCCATTAGAAGGAGTGTTGGCAAGAATTGATTTAAGTAATGATCCAACTGACGTTAGTTTTACATCAATTGGTTACGGTTCTGCTAACAGTGGAAACGATCTAGTTCGTAGAGATGCCAGCGGCGATTTTAGTGCGAATGCAGTAACTGTTAATAGTTTACTGTCCAACGGTAATATTACTATTGTTACTGCTCCGGCAGATGTAGCTAGTCCTAAAGGCATTAGGATGACTATCAATAGTACTACCGCTACTGTTTTGCAGAGAGCGGTAGAAGCTGCATCTGACAATGCTTACAAGACTGTGCTAAGAAACGGCAATGGTGGAAACGGTATTGTTATTGTTGACGGTAACAGTAGTACAAACAAACATACCGACTATTATGCCGACGAGCATCGATTCTATGACGCAACCGGTGGGTCTGGTACTATTGCTCTCGGAAGTGGTATTTTAAAATCAAATAGCGGATCTGGGGCTGTTGTTCAAGGTAGATGGACATTAGATGCTGGTGCTTACTTCCAAGCTACATGGGCTGACTTAGCAGAATGGTATTCGTCAGATAAAGAGTACCAGCCAGGCACTGTGTTAGAGTTTGGTGGTGATGCCGAAGTTCGTGCTTCAAGCAAACAAGGTACTACGAGAGTAGCTGGTGTTGTAACAACTAATCCAGCATTCGTAATGAACCAAAGCTTAGAAGGCACAAGAACATGCGTGGCACTTCAAGGTCGCGTTCCATGTAAAGTAGTAGGCAAAGTACAAAAAGGTGATTTAATGATCACAAGTTCAATCCCGGGAGTTGCTGTTTCAGCAGGCGAGGTCGCACAACCTGGCACCATTATCGGTAAAGCATTACAAAATTATGACAGCGATCATATTGGTTCGATAGAAGTTGCTGTAGGGAGATTATAAGAATGGCACAGAGAACATTATCAATAACACCCCCAGTAACTTGGGAAAAATTTGGCGGAGAGACCGAATCAATCTTTGCCAAGATCAATGACAACTTTACTGAATTATATCTCAGTATTGGCGGTTCGGGGGTTGACTTAACATCACTCGGGTCTAGTTTAATCCCAAATTTTGATGAAGATCACGACCTAGGATCTAGTAGTAAAAAATGGGATAACATTTATGTAAGTTCAACAGGGTTACACATTGGAACTGCTGTAATTACTTCTACGGGCAGTATTGTAGATCTACCATTAGGTTCAACTATCGGTGGTGTTCCTCCTGACGTACCTGACGATCTATCAGTTACATCAATAGAACTAGATTCAGGAGTATCAGTTAACAACATCAGCTCAGATACTACCTTTGGTGTAGATGTTGATAATTCTACGTTATCTACCAAGTTAGCAATAAAAACCTATGTTGACAACGAAATACCAACAGACATTAATCAGTTATCTGATGTTGATAGTCTCCTTGGAGCAGCTTTAGAAAGCAGAACAACTGCTGTTGGAACTACTAGTGGGTTAGCAAACAATGCTTCAGAAAATTTAACTGTAGTAGGTTTTAAGAGTTATGCGTTGTTAAAAATATCAACCAATAGAGCCTCATGGATAAGAGTGTATACTTCGCAGGCTGCTAGAACTGCTGACACTTCAAGATTGATTACTGATGACCCATTACCTGGATCTGGAGTTATTGCTGAAGCTATTACAGACGGGTTTACTCCAGTATTAATATCTCCAAGTATCATCGGTTTCAATGACGAAACTATACCTACATCTGACATTTATATTAGAGTAACCAACACATCAGGTACTACCGGGTCTGTCACAGTGACATTATTTTTGATAAAATTAGAGGCTTAACATGTCTGAAATAGATCGTTATGAATTTATAGTGACTCTTAAAAATAGAGAGGATCTACCTAATTTCTATGACGACATGGAAACTCCTGGCGGCGATTTATACATTCCCGATCGTGCTGTAGCTGTGGCCAGCAGAAGACATATCAGCAGAAATACTCATTATTATCTCACAGAACAAGAAGCAGATTTATTAAAAAATGATACTCGAGTATCGGCAGTATCTAGATTGCCTAGAGATCTTGGCATGGTACCTATTTCACACTGGCAGCAGACTGGAAAATTTGAAAAAAGTACTGCTGTTCAATCCACTGATAAGAATTGGGGATTGGCTAGAATTGTTAATGGAGTTCAAACTAACAATTGGGGCAACAATGGACTTTTTAACGAATTACAAACTTCCATAATTACTGATTCAGCAGGCGAGCACGTGGATGTTGTAATCGTAGATGCCCATATAAATCCCAATCATCCCGAATTTGCTGTCAACGAGGACGGCACCGGCGGAACCAGAGTTATTCAATACGACTGGTTTCAGCATCAGACAGAGGTCGGATTGAGCGGATTAGGAACATACAGTTACACTAGTTTTAGTAGTAATCATGGCACACACGTAGCAGGAACCGTGGCAGGCAATACTCAGGGGTGGGCTAGAAAATCTAATATTTATTATATGGAATTTAATTACAACCCATTTTCTCAACCAGATGGGTGGGCAGTATATCTATTTGATTTTATTAGAGCATGGCACAACAGCAAACCAATTAACCCGATCACTGGACGCAGAAATCCCACTGTGACCAATAACAGCTGGGGATATAGTTATGGTTCTATTTCCCTAAGTGGTATTACTAGTGTGACCTATCGCGGAGCAACCACTAACTTAACTGGTTTGACTACCGCAGCTAAAAAAATTCAGTTAGAAAACAATGGTGTTCCTGTGCCAGCTTCAACGTTTCTGTTTAGGACGCCAGCAAGACTCTATGCGTTAGATGCTGATGTAACTGATGCGGTTGAAGACGGAATTATCGTAGTGGCATCAGCTGGCAACAGTTATTGGAATATGACCAACGACCCTAATCATCCAGATTACAATAACAACGTGTTTGACGGCGGAGTGCTTTATCATTCCAACGGTTCTAGTCCGGGTGCGGCAGAAGGTGCTATCTGCGTAGGTGCGTTAAGTACTTTTACCCAAGAATATAAAGCAAATTTCAGCAATTATGGCGATAGAATAGATATCTGGGCACCTGGACAAAATATAATATCAGCTGTTTTTAATTCCACGGCAGCTCAAGAGTTTGGTATTTCACTGGCTGATGACCCGAGAAATTCTGCTTTTAAAATAGGATCAATATCAGGTACCAGTATGTCTGGACCACAGGTAGCAGGAGTAATTGCTTGCATGATGAGCAGATATCCTAACTATACTCCAGAAGAATTGTACAATTATTTAATTGCCAATGCTAAAACAGGCCAGATAGGAACCACCAACGGAAATCATGGAGATTATACAAATATCAGAGATAGTGTAAACAACTATCTGTATTTTCCAGTAGAAAGAGCACAACAAGGCACAGCTTTTCCAGACGTTAGCTACGATCTACGTCCAACCACAGGCAACATATATCCTCGACTACGTATTAGAAGACGCGGATAAATATTAGAGAGAAACAAAGACTATGGCTATAGAAACAGTAAACCTAGGAAATTTAGTTAACGACGGGCTCGGTGACGATCTACGCACGGCGTTTCAAAAGGTTAATAACAGCTTATTATCCTTAAACAGCGAACTGGTGTTATCAGGTCGAAGCCTAGGTGACGGCGCTGCTGTTTATAAAAGAAAATCAAATGCTAGTGGGGACACAACAATAACTCCCGAAGTAAATGCTGATAGATTAGAATTTAGATCAATTAAAGGATCAGCTAACGTAGTTGTAACAGAAAACTTAAATGATGTTACTATTTCTAGTCCGTTACAAAATGTGTTTACTAAAGTTTCAGTTCCCGAAGCTAGTATTATTATCGGAGCAGATACCTCCGATACTACGCTAACTCTAATAGGTGGTATTAACACTTCGTTGGCAGTCAATGGTAAAACTATTACAATTAACACAGATCCCGTAGGAAATATTCTTTTACAGGACTTAGATTTAAACACAAACGATATTATCGGTACCGGTAATATAACAATTAACGGAAACATAACTGCTAATAACTTTAGCGGAGACCTTTGGGGCTATAATGGTTTTGAATCAGTGAGTGCGTTGTATTCATTTGATTTTGGAACTTATACAAATGTGTTCAACAATGCTCTACAATTTATTGTTTCCAATACTGACTTTGATATGGGGACTATCTTAACCCCAACTGATCTAGAAATAGATCTCGGCACGTTTTAACGGAGAATTATAAATGGCTCTAAGATTAAAAAGAGGAACAACAGCTGAAAGATTAACTTACACTCCACTCAATGGAGAACTAGTTTATGATTCGGATCAAAAAGCGATCTATATAGGAGACGGAGCCATAGTAGGCGGAAAACTATTAGCTAGCGGTGGAACAATTATCGATGACATTATTCTTAATGGAAATGACATCACAGGCTCAGGTAACATTGACATAACTGGCGATATAGACGTTGCGGGTAATATTCATGCTACTGGAAATATTACATCTGACGGCACTATTACATTAGGTAGCAACAATGCCGACGAAGTCGAATTCAAAGCAGAAATAATTTCTAATATTATTCCAGATGTTGACGAAACCTATGATCTAGGAACAAGTTTAAAGAAATGGAATACCATTTATGCTAATGTAATCGAAGCCACTGATGTAAATGGCAACACTAACGGATTTCACACCGGCGATGTTGAGGGCTCTATACGTGCTAATGATTCGTCATTATTAGTTGATGCTACATCAGGAAGAATTGTAGGACCTGTATTTGCCAATGTTACAGGCAATACTGCCGGTACACATACTGGCAACGTGATTGGTAACGTGCTTGGTGATGTCAACGGTAACGTAGACGGTGTAGTCACAGGAACATTTATTGGAGCAGTATCGACACCAGACGGTACTGTTATTTTTGATACTAGATCTTCTGGTGATATCACTTTGCCAGCTAATTTACTAGGCGATGTTTATGGTTCAGTATTTGGTGATAACTCAACTAGACTTATCGATGCCGATGCTAACATTATTAATACCGACGGCACAGTTATCGAAATTGTTCCAGCTGTCAACGGAGCATATCGAGTTGGCACTAGAGAAGCAAGATTTTCAGTATTGCACTTGGTTGAAGGTATTAACATTTCCGATCGACACTTAAGAATAGAAAGTAATAAAATTTCAGCATGGGGCGGTGTTTCACATAACGTCGAAGTTACAACAACACTAAGTGCAGATATTCCTGATGGTGTTTCTACAACTAATTTTACCGTTACATCTGGGTCAGGTATTAAACCCGGAGCTAAACTTTATCTAAACGGAACCAGCGAGATAACCGTTAGTACCGTTGTAGGGGGCACAGTAACTACAACCGGTTTGTTTACACCATCAGGCAACTTACTGGGCCAAACTGTTAAATTTTATAATCCATCATCGCCAACTCCAGGCGTTACATTTAGAGATGTAGCACCTGTTACATCAAAAGGTCTTAACGGTGACAAACCAGGAATGGTGTTTGCCAACGCAAATTACATTTACTTTTGTATAGCAAATTGGGACGGAACAAGTGATATTTGGGTTAGAACACCAGTAGTGGTAGCAACATTCTAAGGAATCATGAATGGCACTGTCTTGGATAACTCTCCCGGGATCTCTGGGCACCATAAACGAAAGAGACAGGCAATCTATACAACTACTTGCCTCGTCGACTCGAGGTCCGATAACATTTTCATTACAGGCAGGCACATTACCAAAGGGTCTAAGATTAGAAAATAACGAGATCCTTGGTACTCCGTTGGAGGTTTCAAAACCAACTACCAGTAGATTTGTTATTAGAGCCAACGACGGAGTAGAAAGTAAAGATCAAACATTTAGTATCTCCGTCGAAGGGTATGACGAACCACGTTGGGTAACCAGCGAAGGTCTATTACCGGTTGGGCCAAATTCTACTTTCTTTGTGTTAGACAATGACAAGGTAGATTTTCAACTTGTTGCTCTAGACCCAGATATCCCGGCCGGTGATACTATCGAATATTATGTTCCCTACAACGGAGGTGAGTTACCTCCTGGACTATCACTTTCAAAGTCCGGCAGAATAACAGGGTTCACTGATCCAATATTTGCGTTGGAATATAAAATTTACAGCGGTAATTATGATTTAAATTTGTTTGATTCTGAACCATACGATCTAGGCACTAGACCAATCAACGGTTTTGACAGTTTTACATTTGACGAAAGAACATTTGACTACTTTGATGAAACTGGATTTCCAAGAAGACTAACTAGATACTATCAATTTACAGTAGTAGCCACAGACGGACTATTTGAAGACCGTCGATCGTTTCAAATATATGTAGTCAGCGAAGATTTTCTACGATCAGACAACACTATAATGCAGGTCGGTACAGGTATATTCCGTGCTGACAATACCTACATAAGAAAGCCTATTTGGATCACTGAACCAAATTTAGGCATCCGACGTGCCAATAATTATGTAACAGTATACCTCGATGTGTTTGATCCTCCGTCGATGCCAGGATACATTTCGTATCGATACGAAACAATTAATCCAGAGTTTAGTGGTAAAGCTATTAGAATCTTTCGTGACGAAACAGATTATATTGAAATAGATATAATTCCCGCAGTATCTGGGACTACAGGTATTCCAAGAAGAAATCAAAAATTTGTTGTAGCAACTGTATATAATTTTTTAGATAGTAGTCTTGGAACATACACTATTACTAATGTAGAAAAGATCAGCGGCTACTCCGCTCGATACGGCATTACGTTTGATCCTAGCCTTGGAGAGCGTGTTATCGAAGGCGCTGAAATAATTTTTGGTGACGACAGTATCCTTCCACCAGGTCTAATACTAGACACTATCACTGGAGAATTGGTAGGGAATTTGCCGTACCAACCAAGAATAACAAAAGATTATAGATTTACAGTTAGTGCTATTAACACCTATGACAACGGAGTTGCCGTATCAACACCAAGAACATTTAGCCTACAGGTACTAGGTGAAATTGAAAGCGGCATTGAATGGATATCCGATAGAAACATTGGATCAATTAGTCCTAATAAAGACAGTATGCTCTACGTCGAAGCGATATCTAAACTAGGTGGAAAAAATATTTTATATTCGCTTAGATCAGGGGATCTTCCTCCCGGGTTACGACTACTACCGTCTGGGGAAATTTACGGCAAGGTAAATCAGATTGGTACCGAAACGGTATCAGGCATTACACGATTTTACAACTGGGACGGAAGTTCTGCTCGTGACTACACTACAACAACATTTGATAGTAATCTAACATCATTTGACAGAGTGTATACATTTGTAATTGAAGCTAGAGACATTCTTAATTATTCAGAGACTGCTAAGACATTTCAAATTACAGTTCAAACACAAGCAGATATCATCTATAGTAATTTATATTTTAAAGCATATCAGAAAAGATCTAAGAGAGATGTCTGGAATAACTTTATTTCGGATTACTCTGTTTTTGAACCTGAGAAAATTTATCGATACGGTGACCCGGCATTTGGTGTACAAGACGAAATAAAGATGTTAATGTTTGCTGGTATTGAAAGCAATAATGCTGAAACATTTATTCAAGCAATCAGCAGAAATCATTATTTTAAAAGATTAAGTTTTGGTAGTATAAAAAAAGCTGTGGCTAAAGATCCCATTACTCAAGAAGTTGTCTATGAAGTAATATATGTAGATATCATCGATTCATTAATTAAAAATAATAAAAGCATTTCTGATGTAGTTAGCTTACGTGATAATATAAACAGTAAATTTTTAGTTAACAACACTAGAATAAATGTCAGCAGCGATATTCCATTAGCTAGCGACAGCGATTACCAGCGTGTGTTTCCTAATTCTATTAAGAACATGCGTAAAAAAATCAAAGGTACTGGTCTACGAGATCGATCATACTTGCCATTGTGGATGAGAAGTATTCAAGAAGATCAATTTGCTGAGCCAGGATTTGTTAGTGCATTACCATTATGTTTTGCTAAACCGAACACAGGTGATGACATTATTTTGAACATAAAGAAAAACGGATTTGATTTTAAGATTTTAGACTTTGAAGTAGATCGGTATGTTATTGATTCTTTAGACGGTGAGTTAGAGGATAAATATCTCGCATTTCCTACTTTTGAAGCAGACAGATTTAGACAATAAATACCTATACGGTGGAGATAAAAGATGCCAACAATAAGTAATATTAACGCAACAGCAATTGACGAATCATATCCAGTTGCTGGAGTAGACAACGATACCCAAGGATTCAGAGATAACTTCTCTTACATTAAAACTGCGTTAAGTACTGCTAAAACAGAAGTTGAAGGGTTACTTAACAACACAGCAAAGATTGACACAGATAATAACTTTAATGAAAAGTTTTTATCAAACGCAGTGTTCAAACAAAATCAAGATAGTTTAAACAACTACGGTACTGGATCCGGAATTAATAATAGAATTACAATTAATTTTGGTAATGCCGATTATCAAGTATATCGATTAAATGACGATGTCACATTTGAATTTGAAGGCTTTTCAAATAACAATGTTAACAAAGTTACAATCGAACTACTATCAGACGGTGGCACATATAATACAGCATTTTTTACTGACGGTGCGTATCCGATTAAGAAAAGCAGTAATTTTCCAACATCACTGACAGTTTCTAGCACTGCTAATCCAATTTTGATCGAAGTTATTACTAGATCAAAAAGCCAAGACCCGGGCTTACTGGGAAGAATTATTTTCCTAAACTATCTAGGATCATTCGCATAATGTTTCACCCACTCGAAGGAGATCTTAGCCAATTAAAGGACTCTGAAGTAGAGGCCAAGCTAGTTGAATTGACTAGAAAATACTATCAAGCATCAAGATTAGGTAACCCTGATCTCTTGACACAGATATCAACTTTTGTTACAATATATA